CGGGGCCTGGTGTGAGAGAGCACGGCATGGGCATCGAGCAGCCGGCCCCGTGGCCGGCTGTCGGCCCGGTCGAACAGCGGCTCGACACCGAAGACATCGGCACCCTCGGCGAGATCCTGGCCGCCATGTCCGAGTTCATCGCCGAGCAGGACGAGCCGGGCGACCCGGAAGGGGCGGTGGCCACCATGACCGAGGCCATGGGTCTGGTCGCCTCGCTCATGCCCGGCGAGGAGGAGGAGATCGAACCGCCCGAACCGGCCGAGGGCGGACCGGAGGACTAGTTGGCCTACGCCACCACCCAGCAGCTGGCCGACGCCATGCGCGTGCAGTTGACCGCCGCCAACACCCCGCTGTTCACCGAGTGCCTGGCGGCCGCGGCCGACGAGATCGACCACGAACTCGACGGCCCGCTGGCCAGCCCGGTGTCAGAGCTGGTGATCCGCACCAACGTCAACCGGGCCCAGGAATGGGTGAAAGCCAACGACACCCCCTTCGGGGTGCTGGGCATGGAACAGACCGGGCTGTACACCCCCAAGGACGGGTTCTCCCGGCACGCCGCCAACCTGCTGCCGCTGAAGGGCGCCGGGTGGGACCCGACCACGGCCACGCTCGGACCGTGGGGGGTGGCATGAACCTGGTCGACATCCGCCCCAAACTGGCCGCCGCCCTGGCCCCGGTGGCGGCCACCGACCCGTCGGTGTACCCCGGGTTTGTCGACTCGATCCAGCCGCCGGCGCTGATGCTGCTCCCGGTGTCCGGCCGCGGGGATCGCACCCCGTGCATCTTCGCGGTGGCCGGCGTGGTGCTCATGCTGGCCGCCCGGTTCGAGCCGGGGGCGGGCATGGACACCTTGGACCAGCTGACCAGCTACACCCTGACCCGGATGGCCGGCCTGCCCGACCTGGGCGTCGAGTCGTGGTCGGAGGCCAGAGGGTTCGTGGTCGGCGGGATCACCTACCTGGGGTCGCGCCTCGTCTACACCACCCTGGCGGAGAACTGATGTCCGACATCGTCTCCACCAACGCCGCCCAGGCGGCCGCCGACCTGGCCGACTGGGCGAAACAGTTCGAGCCGCAGGTGTACCGCGACGTCGGCCCCCTAGCCGACCGGCTCGTCGCCCAGGCCGCCCAGGTCGTCCCCGTCGTCTCCGGCGCCCTGGCCGCGTCGATCGGCGCCAGGCACACCGCCCAGGGCCTGGCCGTGGTCGCCGGCGTCGACTACGGCGGCTGGGTCGAGTTCGGCGGCACCCGCGGCCGGCCCTATGTGGCCGAGGGCCGCTACGTGTACCCGGCCGTCGTCGCCCACGAGCAGGAACTGGTCGACGCCCTGAACACCGAGGTGCAGACCTCGATCGACCGCTACCCGTGGACCAAACCGACAGGAGGCTAGATGTCCGACACCGACACCCTCGAGGTGCAGCCGATGGCCGCCGGCGACCCGACCCCGCCGCCGGGCAACCCGGTCATCCTCAACGACGGCTACGTCGAAGTGAACGGGGTGAACCTCCGCTGCTTCGGCCTCCATTTCGAGGTCAACCCGGAGAACAAGCCGGTCACGGTGACCACCTTCTGCGCCGAAACCGACTACCCGGCGCTGGTGAAATGGCATTTCGTGGCCAAGTTCGCCCAGAGCTTCGCGTCGGGGGCGGTCGACGCCACCCTGCGGGCGGCGGTCAACGCCTACAACACGTCGCAGACGTTGGCCACCTTCAAGTGCCGGGCCTACTCGTCGCAGCCGATCTCGGCCACCAACCCGTCGTTCTCCGGGTTCATGGTCCCCCAGCCGTACCGGTACATCGGCGGCGACGCCGGCGCCCTCTCCGAGGTCGACATCGACTGGATCATGACCGGCCCGCCGTCGGTCGACACCGGCAGCGTGGCCGCCACCGGCGCGACCGCCGGCAGCCCCGGCTTCTTCACCCCCAGCGGGGCGAACCCGCCGGCCAACCTGGCCGCCATGACCGGGATCACCGCCACCCCGTCGACCAGCTGGGCGACCGGCCAGTTCGTCCGCACCGCCGACCAGCTCGGCGCCAACTGGAACGGCACCGCCTGGGTGGCCGGGGTGCATCCGTGACCGAACCGCCGGTGCGGATCGACGCCACCGCTCTGCGGATGCGGCCGGCCGACATGCGCCAGCTGACCAAGGCCACCGGGCGCAACTTCGAACAGCTGCTCGCCTCCGAGGAGTCGGCCGACAAGTTCCAGGCGATGGCGTTCATCGAGCTGCGCCGCCGGCACCCGGACATGGACGCCGACCAGCTGTGGGCGTTGGCCGGCGACACCGAGGTGGAAATGGGATCGGAGGCCCCGGACCCTACCGGCAACGGGCGGCGGACAACCTCGCCGCCCTCTGCCGTTACTGGCGGATGACCCCGGCCGAACTCGACGCCCTCGACGACGACACGCTCCTGGCGTTCGTCCGCCTCATGGAACGCGAGGCCGGCGAGATCAAAAAGAGCTCCAGGCGGTAACCGGTGGCCGGGCCGACCATCCTGGTCACCCTGGCCGCCAACGTGGCGGCGTTCCAGTCGGCGGTCGGCAAGATCGGCGACGCCGGCAAAAACGCCGCCGGCACCCTGCACACCGCCTTCGGTGGGGTCCTGTCCACCCTCAACCAGACCGGGGTCCTCGGCCCGTTCGGCCAGGCGTTGGACGGCGTCGACCGGGCGCTCGGGACGATCGCCGAGCACGGCAAGGCGACCGGGGTGGCCATGATGGGCGTCGGCGGGGCGATGGCCGGCATCGGCGTCGGGCTGCAAGCGTTGGCGTCCAAAGACCAAGCCGCCCACCAACAGTTGCAGCAGTCGGTCGAGTCGACCGGTCACGCCTACGACGAGTACGCCGGCCAGGTCGAGGCGGCCGTCAAGCACATGGAACGGTTCGGGAACACCGGCGAGCAAACCCAGACCGCCCTGCGCAAACTGACCGACGCCACCCACGACCCGCAAAAAGCGTTGGACCTGATGGGCCTGGCCGCCGACCTGGCCGCCTCGAAACACATTTCGCTGTCCGACGCCTCCGACAAGCTCGGCAAGATCGTCAACGGCAACACCAAGCTGCTGAAGCCCTACGGCATCGAGATCGACAAGACCACCGGGCTGACCAAGGACGGCAAGACCGCCACCGAGGCGCTGGCCGCCATCCTGTCCGGCCAGGCGTCGGCGTCGGCCAACACGTTCTCCGGTCACCTGGCGGCCATGCGCGCCCACCTCGAGGACGTGGCCGTGGCGTTCGGCCAGAAGTACGGGCCGGCCATCACCGCCGCCGGCGCCGCCCTCACCGGGCTGGGGGCGGCCCTGGAGGTCGGCCAGGCGCTCACCAACTCTTCGACGGTGGCCACCATCGCCCACGGGATCGCCGTCGGCGTCACCGCCGCGGCCACCGCGGTGTGGACCGCCGCCCAGTGGCTACTGAACGCTGCCCTGGACGCCAACCCGATCATGCTCGTCGTCCTAGCCATCGCCGCCCTGGTCGCCGCCATCGTCTACGTGGCCACCCAGACCCAGTTTTTCCAGACGGTGTGGCAGGCCATGTCGGGGGCGTTGGTGGCCGCCTGGAACTGGGTGTGGGGCTTCCTGCAAGGCGTGTTCCACTGGATCGCCGCCAACTGGCCGTTGCTGCTCACCATCCTCACCGGGCCGATCGGCGCCGCCGTCTGGCTGATCCAGGCCAACTTCGCCACCATCAAGGCGTGGGCGGCCGACGCTGTCAACTTCATCGTCGCCGTGTGGAACGGCCTGGTCGGGTTCTTCGCCGGGCTGCCCGGCCGCATCGCCGGCATCTTCTCCGGCATGTGGAACGGCATCCGCGACGCCTTCCGGGCCGTTCTCAACGGGGTCATCGACCTGTGGAACAGCCTGCATTTCACCCTGCCCCACATCGACCTGGGCCCGTTGGGCACGATCGGCGGCGGCACCATCGGCGTGCCCACCATCCCCCACCTGGCCCAGGGTGGGCTGATGACCTCGTCCGGGCTGGTGTACGCCCACGCCGGCGAGGTCATCAGCCCCGCCCCGGCCGGCCTCGGCCCGCGGGTGAATATCGAAAACGTCAACCTGTCCGACGGGGCCGACGTCGACCTTCTGCTCCGCAAAGTGGCGTTCGCCGCCTCGGCCGGGAGGCTGTGATGGCCGACTACTGCGACACCCCGGCCACCCTCACCCTCACCGTCGGCACCACCGTCCTCGATCTCATGTCCGACCAGCAAGGCTTCCGGGTGTCCGAGGTCGACCTTGGCTACCCGGACATCCGCGACGACGCCGACGACGCCGCCGACCGCCACGGCGCCCTCGACTTCACCCGCCTGTTCGGCGCCCGGGCGGTCACCATCTCCGGGTCTGTGGTCCCCTCCCCGGCCGGGTCGCGGTCCCGGGCGTTGCAGGCGCTGGCCCCGTTCCTCGACCCGGCCGCCCGCCCGGTGCTCACCTACCAGATCGACGGCGACAGCATCGCCAAAACGCTCACCCTGCGCCCGTCGGCCCTGTCCGCTCCGTTCAACAGCCCGCAGGTGTCGACCTGGCAGGCGGGGTGGAAATGCCCGGACCCGTTGGCCTACGACGCCCGGGTCCAGACCGCCACCGCCGGCGTGTACACCGGCGGCGCCGGCCGGGCCTACAACCTGACGTTCAACCGGATCTACCCGCTGGCGCCGGGCGGCCTGTCCGCCCAGGTTCACAACGTGGGCAGTTTCACGGTGTGGCCGCTGCTGCGCCTGTACGGGCCGGCGTCGGGCGGGGCCAACCCGAACTACCCGGGTTTGGGCACCACGGTGGTGTGGTCGGCGTTCGACGCCAACCTGGTCCAGGTCACCCCGGCGTTCACCGCGTTCGCATTCGTGGCCGGTTTCGCCATCAACGCCGGCGACTACGTCGAGGTCGACTGCCGGCGGCGCACCGCGTTCGTCAACGGCAACCCGGCCCAGTCGGTGTACAGCCAGATCGCCTTCTGGAACCCGTCGCTGTCGATGCTGTGGCCGTTCTGCCCGGCCGGCGGGTTCGCCAACCTGCAGCTCAGCTACGCCACCGGGACGACCAACGCCACCCAGCTGCAGGTTCAGTGGCAGGACGCCTACCTGCTATGACCCTGCTCGAACAGCTCACCGACCCCCGGGCGGTCAGCAGCGCCCCGCCCGACGGGCGCGCCTGGCGGATCGTCACCGTGCTGCGCGGCCCGCCCCCCAACCGGGCGCAGCCGGTCACCGAGCTGTCCGACGCCCGGGCCCGCAAACTGACCGTCCAGATCGACGAGGGGACGACCGCCGAATGTGTGATCGACGGCCGCTCCCCGCAGTGCGCCGCCCTCGCCGAACTGTCCCAGGACCTGGTCTTCTACCGGTGGAACACCGCCACCCGGGCCTACGACTGCCTGTTCCGCGGTCCGATCGGCCGCACCGAGGACTCGATCTCGGAAACGACGCACACCGTCAACGTGGCCGCCGCCGACCTGCGATCGATGTTGGCCCGCTGCGTCCTCAACCGGCCGCTCACCTACACCCAGGTCGGCCAGGACCAGATCGTCTCCGACCTGGTCGCCGACTACGTGTGGAACGCCGCCCACCCGAAAAACCTGGGCCTGTACGTTCAACGGCTCAACCCCGACGGCACCAGCCGGGGCCCGTCCGGGGTGCTGCGCGACCGGACCTATGTCGGCTCGGAGAAGGTGGGCGACATGATCGACCAGCTGGCCAACGTCGCCCCGCCGTCCCCGTCGACCTATATCAGCAGTTTCGAATGGGAGGTCGCCCCCGTCGATCCGTACGCCCCGCTGGCCGGCGGCGGCTTCCAATATGCCGGCTACCTCAACGTGTACTACCCGCAGCGGGGCGTGACCAAGTCGTTCGTGGCCGACTACGGCGGCACGGTCGCCTCGCTCACCCGCACGGTGAATTCCACCGAGTTCGCCAACTGGGTCCGCAACGACGGCCAGCCCGACAGCTCGACCACCCCGCCCACCCCCAGGTATGCGGTCGCCGCCGGCGACGTGATGACCAACCCGCAGTTGCACGGCGAAGGGTTCTGGCCGGAAGGGATCAACAACGCGTCGACCGTCGACCCGAACACCCTGGCCCAGCAGGCGGCCGGCGAGCTGGCGCAACGCTCCCAGCTGATCCCGTCGTACACGGTCAACCTGGCCGCCGGGGCGTGGCAGTCCCGGGCCGACTGCTGGCTGGGTGACACGATCCGCCTGCGGGTCAACTCCGGCCGGCTGGCCGTCGACACGTCGGTGCGGGTCCTCGGCGTCGCCTTCGACATCGACGACGCCGGCCAGGAACGTATCGCCCTCACCGTCGGCCGCACCCCGGTCACCTTCGGCTCGTTGATGGCCGACCAACGCTCCCGGCTCGACGCCCTCTCGCGGAGGTAACCATGGCCCGCCTCGCCCCGCTGTGGCAGCAAAACAACTCCTACCCGGCGTCCACCGACCGGGTGCTGCTCGGCACCTTGTGGCCCACGTCCGGCTCGACCGGCGGCGCCGTCCAGGTGGTCAACAACACCATGCAA